GTGAGAACAATGATTACATTCAAATGGATAACCCATATCCACTCCAGGAGTAATTGTATTAAGATGTTTTCTAAACTCAAGAGAGTCTAATGCTAAAAACTTATTATCAACAAAATCATTAATGCTTGATTTTGTAGTTTCTCCATCTACTGAAAGAATCATTCTTTTAAATCTGAAAGAGTTTGTGTAATCGATATCTGGTTGAATTTTTTTCATAGCTTCTACATCTTTTTCTACCAATTTTTCTTCAGCACTATTTAATAGTTTAAATTCTATCTCTACTTTAGTAGTTGGTAATTTCATAGAAAACTTATTTTCTTTTACATCGTCTGAAACTTCTATGTCTTTTAGTTGAGTACAATCAACTTTTAAATCACCTGTTACACTACATTCTGCACAAGTTGCTTTTACATCATATTCTTTACCATATCCAAGTATTCTTGCAGATATCATTAAAGCATTCTTATCACCTATCAATAGATCATCAACTTTAATTTTTTTATCTACTACAAGTGATTCGATAACCTTATCTATCACGATACCTTTACGTATTAGATTTATAGAAGTAAGAATATCTTCTTCTTTTGCTGTCATGTATTTTAATTCAACTTCACCCTTTGATAAAGGGTTGTCTTTTGGATACAACTTTCCCCTAGACGGAAGATTAACTACTTCCGTTGGGAACTTATATTCTGCCATATGAGTTTCCTCTGATTATTTTCATTTAGATTTAGAACCTGTTTATTATAACTATATTAGTAATTGTTGAAATTACAAATTATTTTTTTGACGGTGCGAATTTCTCTTTGATTGGTTTAAGTAACATATCAAATAAGATATCGTCATATTTTGTTGGAGTAAGTTTTACGATTTTTTCTATTGCGTAAATACCAACTAAAACATATTCCCAATTTGCTGCTATCCATTCAGTCATTATATTCTCCTATTAGAATTGTAAGATTGCGTAATCATACTGTAATGTTAGGGTGATATCTGCTGGCTCATTTGAGTCAAAAGCCATCTCACCAAAATTTGCGGTTGCTATGTAAGCACCCTTTAATGTCCACTCTTCTACTATATCACCAACTGGTCCTAGCATATTGAATGTAACATCCTTTTTATAAAAATCTGCATATCCATCTCTACCTGTTACAGACTCGTGTCCTAAACGAACCCACTCCATAACAGCTTGTGCACCACTTGGAACAATTGGATCGTATAGTGTTATATCAACTGGTTGCCAAGTTCCCTTACCTTTAAGGTGTCTCTTAACGTTGATATGGTCTAAAACCATCTCTTCAAACTGTATCTGTGGTCTTGCAGCCGCTTTAACTAAATATGATGGAATACCCTCGATGTACATAATAAACCGATTCTTTGTTTTCGGTTCAAACGGGGTAAAAAATATTTCATTCGTATCTAAAATGTCAGGCATTATTTGTCTCCATTAAACGCATTTTGTATCTTCTAATATAAATATCATAAACTTAAAAAATAAGTAATATCGACAATATATAGTTCTTTTTAGTTTTATAGTAGTTTTATAGAAAAAGAAAAACCCCAACCGAAGTCAGGGTTTTCCATTATACGTCATCGTATGTTATAAGATAAACTTACTCAGGGAACGATGCGCCTGTAGGTTGAACAACAAAATCCAACACAATGAACTCTGCAGTTCTTGTAGGTTGAATGAATATCTGTCCAACTAATCTGTTTCTATCTACAACATCAGGAGTATTGTTAGTTTCATCCATTACTACTCTGAAAGCACTTAGACCACTATTGGACTGTACACTTTCAAGATATGGATTAACAATATTCAAGAATCTGTTTCGTGTAGCTACTGTATTCTGTTCGAATACTAAGTATCTTGAAGCTGATGCGATGAATTTCTTCAATGCAATCAACAACCTACGAACATTGATTCTATCTAATGCTGATGGTTTAGATTGTAATGTTTTCTGTCCGAAAACTACAACACCTTGACCAGGGAATGAAGCGATTGGATTAACTCTTTCTTCATAGAGATCGTCTCTTTCAGCGTGTGTTAATCTTGTCTTAGCTTCTAATACCGTTGTCAAACCACCACGATTTAAACCTGCAGGTGCAAACCATTCGTGTGCTACTTTATCAGTAAATGCGATTACTCCAGGTAATACAACTGATGGCGGGACCCAAACTGGTCTGTTTGTGTCTGCATCAACTATCTTAACCCAGGGGTAATATGTTCCTGCATAATTAGTATCTAAAGCAGTTACAGTATTTGTTACTGTAGCAATAGTATCTCCATATGCAGCTGCATCCATCACGTAAAAAGCGTCAGCTCTAGCTTCTACTTTTAATATTGCGTGATTTGTTACCTTTGGATGTAATCTGTGTATCACACCAGGTGTTACTAACAAGTTAATATCAAACTCATCAGGATTACTTACAGCGTTTATAGCTCTTTTATAAGCTATCGAACCACTTGCTGTGGCACTTGATAAATCAAATCCCATAGTGTTTGTTGCACTTATATCATTACCTGTGAGTTTTGGATTACCAGGATTATCACCATCAAATCCCCATTGGAAAGGAACTGTAAATTTCCTCTGACCAATAGCTGAAAGTGCTAATGTAACTTTCTCCGTAGCGTCTGAATATGTGGATGCTAAAGCAGTTGCGTCAGCGTGTCCTAACATATTTTCAAGAGACATAGAGACATTACCTGTTGTAGCGCCTGTCTTGTAAATAGGTGATAAATATTCACCATTATCAGGACGTTTAGTCATATCGAAATCAAAACCATAAAATATGTTTGAATCGAAATCACCATTAGTATTCTGTTGTGTGTGAACAAAAGATGCACTTGGTGCACTAGCTACAGGAATATATACTGCGCTGTGTCCCATAGGAACAACGGTTGTTGGCATATTCTCTAAGTTTTTATAATCACCAACTCGAACATGCTTACTCAAGTTTGGATAATCACCTTTGTATGTCAACTTACCATTTGAATCTATTTCAACGAACCTATCGCCAACCATTCTAGCAAAATAGTTTGGTGCTGCTGGATCGAATGTCAAATTATCAAATTGTTCTACTATCTGATTGTCTTTTGTTTTATTTGGTGCATGATGTCTAATCTGTAAAGAGAAAGAACCATAATCACTACCTGCTATTGATGATGCTGCCTTCACATTCAAAATATTAGTCTTATAAGCTTTGTTCATATTCGTTCCGTGTGAACGTGTATAAACTCTGAATAAGTTATATCTTGAACCAGCTACCAATTGTGATTGTAGGTATGGCGTTCTAGCAACATTATAATCTTTATTGCCTGTCCATGAATCAGCATTTCCATCAGCATCAAATGTAGTTACACCTGAATTTAAATCAAGTGTTCCTGTTGATGAGGTAATTGCACTTTGCCAAGCGCCTGAACCTGTGGAATGTTGAATCCCCTTAAAGTTTTTGTAAAGATAGACTGGAACTGTCGTTCCTGCTCCATCATCTGATATCTGAGGATCTGTACTAAGGACATCTCCGATATAATTTGCACTTCCTGTACTAAACGAAATTGTTTTTGTATAGGTTGTGACATCACTTCCACTAACTACTAATGTGTAGTTTGTAAAAGTTCCACTACCTGTAGATGGTGTTAAATCACCAGTACCGTTTACAGCTCCACGTGATGGTGCTAAAACAGCTAATGCGTGATCTTTAGTTGAACCACTAATTCTACAAGATAATGTAATTATATCAGGTTTATATCCACCTAGTCCCAAAACCCTCACGACCGTTACCGAACCAGCGGAACGTAAATATTGTTGTATGGTATATGGCGTATAAAAACGCTTATCAAGACCACCGAACATCTCTTCGAACTCTGAATAATTATTCAGAATAGTAGGTGTAAAAGCCGGACCTTTAGTCGTTGGACCAATAATCGCAGCTCCAATGTCTGCTACACCTTGTGGAAGAAATGATAAGTCTCGTTCTTGAGTAAATACACCAGGACTTACTATTCTTTCAGCCATTGAGTTTCTCCTAAATGAGTTTTAAAATAAAGAAATTTTTATTTAATTATAAATATAAAAAAAAATCCCCAAACACCGTAATGTGGGGATTTTTCTTTGTTTTTTTAAGTTTTGTGTTAACTATTTGGTGTAAATACACCACTATCTGGATCTAAGTTACCCGAACCGTATTTTTCATTCAATTCTTTACCAACTTTTTTCTCTACTACTTGAGTATCAGAATACTTTTTAGCGTAATCTTCTTCTGATTTTGCTAAACTGTCTATCTGTTGTTGGAGTGCTATTTTTTGAATAGCTATTTGACCAAATGCAGTTTGACATTCGAGATAGTCTTGTTGAATTTGCTTCAATGACTTTAACTCATCGTCTGTGAATTTGATTTCCTTAGATTCTTTTTCTAATTTGTCAACTAATTTTGACTCTTCTGCCATAACATTTCCTCTTAATTTATGTTAGTAATAAGTATTAATTACTTCTTCAAACATTCACAATTTTTTTCTATATGCTCTACTTTTTTATGTAATTCTTTGATTGATTCTATCAATAATGGAACTATTAACTCATATTTAACAGCTTTATATCCATCACCTCTTTCAGTTACGATTTCAGGAAGAACTTTTTCTACTTCTTGTGCTATAACACCATAAGAGTGTTCACCTGCAAATACTTCTTTGTTATCATTCCAATCAAACTCCACACCACGAAGTTCCGAAAGTTTCATTAACGGATCTCCGATTTTTACTATATTATCTTTCAATCTTTCGTCTGAAGAGAAGAATGCAACAACGTCATTGTTAAAGTTAGCAAGTCCTGCTGCACTCATATCTAATGTAAGTGCAGTAATTCCTGAACCACCATCATTACCTTGAAATATCATATCTTTATCAGATACAATTGATTTAAATGTTAGATTACTACTTGCAAGATTTATATTACCTTCATGAGTTCCACCAGATGATAATAAGATGTCATCACCAGCAGCGTCTAATGTTAAATCAGCAGCGCAATCTATCAGTAGGTTATTTGCTGATACTACTAAGTCAGTTCCATCACCCTCAATCTTTTCACTAGCACCACCAAATATTATACCAACATCGTTAGGTATATGAACATCTGAAACTGCAGTTAAGTTAATTTTAGCTCCAGAATTAATGGTTAAATCTGTTCCGTCTGATTCTATCTTCTCATTTGCGTCAGTAAAGTGTAATCCGATATTAGTTGGAATTATAACATCAGCTGCTGCTGTAAGTTTAATATTATTACCAGCGATTGTTAAATCAGTACCATCACCTTCTATTTTTTCCCCATCATTGCCGAATGTAACTCCAACACCGGACGGTATATTTACGTCTGCTGTCGCTGTTAAGTTAATATCAGCACCAGAGGTTACTGTTAAATCTGTGCTATCTCCTTCAATCTTTTCACCCGTGCCAAAAGTAATTCCTACATTGGCTGGAATAACAACATCTGAAGTAGCTGTTAGGTTAATTTTAGCGCCGGACGTAATTGTTAAATCCGTGCTATCACCTTCTATTTTTTCTCCTGTACCAAAAGTAATTCCTACATTGGCTGGAACGACAATGTCTGATGTTGCCGTTAAGTTGATCTTGGCGCCCGATGCTATAGTTAAGTCAGTTGCATCACCACTTATATATTCGCCACCTTCATCATTAAAGTATAATTTCTTTGTGCTATCCATGACAAGATCATCTTCCACTTTGAAAGAATCTTCATCTTCCATCCATGTAATAACACCGTCACTTGTTTCGCCATCAAATTTTAGGGAATAATCAACACCTGCTGCACCTGTTCCAAGAATTAAATCATTGCTTGCATCAAGATAAGGTACCTTGCTTGCCGGTAAAGTTGTAAATATATCCTTTGTTCCTGCACTAAAGTCAACAGCACTATCACTGTTTGAACTCGCAAGAACAGTTGTTCTTGCCAATGTGTCCGTAGACGCATCAGTTACAGTTCCAAGACCAGTTTCCCATTCCGCTTCATCACGGTTAACAATGGCATAGTATGTTGTATTACCATCACCAATCCCCGCAACAAAAGTCTGAAATCCCGAAACAGCACCACTTAAATTAAGCGTACCAGTTCCTGTCGTTGTCGATGTTTCCTTTACTCTATCATCTAATACGAGCGCCATGTATTATCTCCTATGCCAACCGTAAAATAGCATTACTTGCATCGGCTGTTGGGAATTGAATTGTAAATGTTCCACTTGTTGACGTTTTATCGCCACCAAAGTCCAATACAACAGCCGCTTTATCTGAATCAGAACTATTGTAGATTAATGCTCC